CAAAGATCATCTGTGACTGGTTCACGTTTTACAAAAGATTGTCCTTTTACTTTAGTGCCATTACCATTCGATTCACCAATCTTAGTGACACCATGAGCACGATCTAATCCTTCAAATATTTTTTTAAACTGCTCAACCATAATTAAACGTGGGCGACTTACTCTCGCATAGCCGCCCACTACCTAGGATACGTTTAGTATGGTTGTTTTGATTCGTTTTCTTCCGAACCGTGTTTAGCCTGGACTTCCCCCTTGCCAACACTTTCAGCAAAACTCTTCGCCATCTCGTAAGCTGATTTATCAGTTACAGGACCTACTTTCGCTACATCCCAACCAAACCATGTTCCTTTGTCGTTAGACATCTGAACAGTGGATAGTTTATAAATGTGGCTGTATGTAGGCGGAGTAAACAATCCGTTCTTACCCTGCATTTTGATACCCATCATCATTGAATTCCATTTTCTACTAACTTTTAATTGAGTAGATTTCATAGAAATTAATGCTGTTTGTGGATTATCACCTAGCTGTAGTACAAAATGATTAGCAGTATTATCAAGATAGTTACCATTTGGCAATCTATCTTTATACGAAGCGTCTCTTTTGGTTTGATTAATTATATCACTACCTGCTTCGTGAATAGCTACTGGTGCACCTGATGATGTACCTCTGTCTTGCCATTCTATGTACTGTCTTTTGTAAAACACTGGCACAACATCAACACTATCATACAATTGATTAGTGACGGTATTAATTATTTTGCCAGGTTCAGCACCTTCTACATATTTACCATCTCTTTTGTTTACCTCTGGAGATAGTTGTCCCAAAATTTTTAAGAAAGGTAACGCAAGATCTTCTTGCGATCTTTTTTAGTTGCTACTTGGTTCATTTTTATTTGTTCCTTTTTATTGTTGTTTTATTCTCGGTAAATACACCGAAAATTTCCGTTGGCATTTCTTTACCTGCCTCTAAACGTTCACGGACTAACGCTTTCAGAGTCATAGGTTCAACCTTCATCTTTTGTGTCGGTTGAAACCCTTGACTCTTCGCAAGTTCAGCGTAGGACGCTGCCTTGTTATCTTCGTTACGACCAAATGCTACCAAGATCTCGTTCTTAATAATATCACCTAGTCCATTGTCACGAAGCCAGTTAAACGCCATTTCTTTATTTGCTTCACTAATGTGAGCTTTATAAGAAGTGGCAACTTTAAGATGTGATCCATCTTGAAGTTTTAATTCTGATAATCCCATCTCAGTCATCATGGTTGGTATAACCTCTCCTGATATGTGATCTCTTTTCTTTTTTAAAGTTTTTAAATTTTCTTCTGCTTTTTCTATATCTGAAAAAACAGACTCTAACTTAATAACTTGATCTGATAGTGATTCGATATTGTCTATCTTTTTTACACTATTCTGTTGGTCTTTTTCGAAATCAATGTTATTCATCAATCTCTCCTTTCTCATATAAGTTAATTTCAATGGGATAATATTTTCTTTCTTGTTTATCCCACTTTAGTAAATTAAATTTACCAGTTGTAATATCAGATACAATAGAACACGCAACACCTATAATTGCAGGATCGCCTGTAAGTAGTAAATAATCTCTAGTTTTATAATTTTTTAAACCTTGTCTTAATTTAAAAATTAATGGACCTGGAGAAAATATCATTTGCGAAAACTCTGGTAGTAAAAATTTAAACTGACCATAACCACTTGCCCCCATAATATTTATTTTTGGATTACCTGCTTTTGTACCGGCTATCTCCTGAATAACATATACAGTAGACGTATAATTATTTTTCATATCTTCGTACTTTATGCTTTCTGACATTGACAAATCATATAACATCCCTTATATTAATGTCAATAGAAAGATATTATGAATTACAAATTTAAGTTGAAGCCTTATGGGCATCAAATGACTGCGCTTGAAAAGTCTTGGAATAAAGAGACCTACGGTTATTTTATGGAAATGGGTACAGGAAAAACAAAAGTATTAATAGATAATTTAGCCATGCTCTATGATAAGGGTAAAGTTGATGGTGCATTAATAGTTGCACCAAAAGGTGTTGTTAAAACCTGGCATGAACAAGAACTACCTGCACACTTACCTGATCACATAGAACACAAAACTGTATTGTGGCAAGCAAACATTACTAAAAAACAACAAACAAAATTAGAAACTTTATTTGAAACAGGATCTGAACTTCACATATTAATTATGAATGTAGAGGCTTTGTCTACAGACAAAGGTGTTAAGTTTGCACAAAAATTTTTATATTCACACAAAACTTTGATGGCTATGGATGAATCTACTACAATAAAAAATCCATCAGCGAAGAGAACCAAAAACGTTTTAGCTCTTGCTCCTATAGCTAAATATAGGCGAATCCTTACGGGTTCGCCTGTAACTAAAAACCCTCTAGATTTATATACACAGTGCGAGTTCCTTGATCCGTTTCTCTTGAACTTTAATTCTTGGTATGCGTTTAGAAATAGATATGCGATTATGAAAACAATACATGTAAGAGGTAGATCAATACAAACAGTACATAAGTTTCAAAACTTAGGTGAATTATCTGATAGATTAAAAGGTTTTTCTTACAGAGTATTGAAAGAAGATTGTTTAGATTTGCCTGATAAAATATATATGAAACGACATGTAGCTCTAACTAAAGAACAAGAAAAACTATATGAAGAGATGAGAAAGACAGCTATTGCAAACTTAAATGGTAAGGTTACTTCTACCGTTACTGTGTTAACTCAATTGATGAGACTACAACAAATAACTTGTGGTCATTTTGTTGCTGATGATGGCACTGTGCAAACTATAAAAAACAACAGACTAGATGAGCTTATGGATGTATTAGAAGAGACAGAAAACAAAGCTATCATATGGGCATATTGGCAAAGAGACGTGCAAGATATAAAGAATACTATTGAGAAAAAATATGGTCCGAGATCCGTGGTCGATTATTATGGATTAACACCACAAGATGAAAGACAAGATAATATACGTAAATTTCAAAATGATAATGAGTGTAGATTTTTGATAGGCACACCTTCTACTGGTGGTTATGGTATTACTCTAACAGAGGCTAATACTGTTATTTATTATTCTAATGGTTATGATTTAGAAAAAAGATTGCAATCAGAAGACAGGGCGCATCGTATAGGTCAAAAGAAAAATGTAACTTATATAGATTTAATTGCAGAAGATACTGTAGATGAAAAGATAGTTAGATCTTTACGTAAAAAAATTAATATTGCATCTGAGGTTATGGGTGAAGAATTAAGAGATTGGATTTAAACTAAATCTACAGCATTACCTATAATGGGTTTGTATCTAGTTTTACCACCTTCTCTGTATGCTCTCATTAATTGTTTACGTGGGTTTTCAGCAACCCAGGAGCAGTGGACCCACCCTGAATTTGGTTCACCAGGAGTGAAGAACTCAAGTATCATTTGATCCCAATCTAAGTTTTTTTGAATCCAATCGAAGACCTCAGCGTTGTTAGTTCCTAGACATTCGAAGTCGACCGCCTCCGCACGGGTATGTTGGCTATTGATCGACGAATTAATTTTTACGCACAGCTCAGGACTACGAAAGCAACTAGTCACCGTTACTCTGCCGAAATGGTCACGCACTGGTTGTAAAATATTTTCACAAAGTAATTTTAATTTTTCTATTTGATCTGCATTAGGATTATTATCTATGCCATGCCTGATGGCTGTGTCTGATTTAATTAGCTCTGCTAAACTAAAGTTACGTGAAAGTTTCATCAATTAAATAATATACCTATTGCAAAGAGTGCTGCAGATCCCGCTGCCGCTAAGAGAACCCAATAGATCTTGTCTATCTTGCCGCCCAATTTCTCGACATCTTCGTGTACATGTTTTAAATTTTTTTTAACACCTGAAATATGTCCGTATAATGATACGATATGTTCTCTTGTTGTTTTAGGGTCTATTGCCATTAATTTTTATTTCCTTGATTTTGTATGATTGCTCGTCCTAAACTATCTCCTGGAAAGAATTGTGCAAATCTATCAACATTTGTCAATACCTTAGTTGGTGTTTGATTTGTAGCGTTTATTACTTGTGAGTTTATTGGAACTGTGTTTACAGGTGGTGTCGTGATCCGTGGTTCTTGTTGTATAATAGGTTGTTCAAAATCAACTAAGTTTAAACTATTTTCTTCTAAAGAAATTCTTCTATTACTATTTATAAAAGAAGTGATAGATGGTATAGCCTCATAAAAAGGATTTGGTATATCCGTGCCTTCTTTTTCATTTAGCTCTCTATTATTTTTACCAATAGTTCTTATGGTAAAATCTCCAGGTCTTTCTGGAGTAAAAACACCTTGGTACAATTCTTTTAAAACTTTTTTCTTTAAACCTCTTCTTCTTACTTTTCTTCTTATCACACTTTCGGAAACCCCTAATGTTCTAGCCGCCTCTATGTTTTGATACATTTCTCTTAACTTTTGATAACGTATAGATTGTGTATATTTAAAACTGTTAACTATATCTTTAGGATCTAATCTTCCTCCCCGCAAAACAGATCTCTTAAAAAGACTTTCAGCATTTCTTAATCCATCTCCTAAATCAGTGGTCATAAATGTTAAAGCTCTTTCTGGATCTGAGTTAATAGTTCTAAAACCATACAAAGAGCCAATCTCATCTTCTAAATTATAAAGCTTACCATATTTATCCGTCTTACCAGTAGCTGCCTGACCTAATCTTTTTAATTGTGATAAAGAACCAGGTTTTAAAGACTCCCCTATGTGTAAGATACCTTTTCCAATTTTTACCATTGTTTCATCTTCTGGGTTCCAAACTTTAACACCACCTCTACCAACACCTCTTCTAATAGTAGAATCAACTAACGCCTCAGTAAATATTGATTCAGAAGTGTATGGTTGTAGTAGTTCACTAATACCTTCTTGCATACCTTTTCCTAAAGATTCCATGGTTGACTCTCTTGTATCTTGCCCTGCAGAAATTGCATTTATTACAGAGTTAAAAGGTCTTATTAGTGTATCGTAAGCATTAGAGTAACTAAAATCTACATATTTTAAATAACCATTTTCATCTCTACCCATGGGCAATAGTGTAGAATTTTTAGACCACTCTGGCACAAATTTTTTTAAGGCTTGCATTTCTTCATCAGTCACATCATGTCTAGATTTAAACATTTCAACCATACCATATGGTATACCACCAACTGTTGCACCAAAACCAAATAATCTTTTCATACCTAAAGACCTTAATTCTGGTATGCCAGAATATATTTCATCAAGAGATCTTTGTAGTATATTGTGACCTGTTCTCATAATCTCTAATGGAAACGCTATGAAATTTCCAAATGGAGTTTGTCTTAAAGCTTTAGCGGTTCTTCCAACATACGCATAATTAGGGACTTGATTTCTAGTTAAGTTACCTGCAACCTCATCTAAAAAATTTTCATAAAATTCTTTAGTGCTTTGTGCGGTATTTATATAATCTCTTCTTGGAGCTATTTTTTGAAAATACTCTGCTATTGCAATATTTTGTTTTGCGTCCCTACCGATTGAAGCTATTGCATTTTTATCACCATTTAAAATACCTTTAATATTTTCTTCTTTAAGACCAAGTTTACCTGCTAAAATAGAATGCCTGTTTCTTTCAAGATTCCAATTTATAACTTTCCAAAAATCATCTTCAGCAACATACGCATCTTGTAAAGTTTGATACGTTTTTAACAAACCTTTTTTAGTTCGGTCTGTAATTGTTTTTGGTAGTTTATCATACAAACCTCTTTCAACAGCGGCTGGATCAGATAAAATATCTCTTAACAATCTTCTCATTTCACCCGCTTGAACTTGAGAATCCACTACTCCTACTTGTAAAAGTTTTTGATATAATTTTAAATCTTGTTCTCCTAGTGTCCCTAATATTCTTTTTCCAGATAATTTGTAGGCCTGACCTATTGCTCCTTCACCTCCAAACATTTTTGGTAATAACATTTTAATATCACCATAATTAGGAAAGAACGCTCCATTGGCTGAAACAAAAGCACCAGCACTTATTACGTTACGAACGTGTGTTAAAGGTGATAAAATAGTTTTTGCTATTTGTGAACCTGCTTTTGGTAACAACACAGAATATTTGTAAAATGTTCCAACATTACTTCTGTTTAGCCAATTGCTTGTAATATCTAATATACCCTCATACTGCGGAGCTCTAATATATAAGTTATCAAGATCATTAGGCATAGAAGTATCGTTGATATATCTTTTCCATTTAGTGGCATCACCAAATTCTTTTTTAACCTGTGCCCTAATACCATCCTCTAAGATTTGATCTTGTTCTCTTGTAAAAGCGTCACCCGTAAGCCCTGCTTCTCTATCTATTTTTGCTTGTTTTGTTCTTCTTTGTATTATTTCTTCAGGATCATAGACAAACGGATTTTTTCCAGCTTTACCAACTTGAGCTATTCTATTTAAATAATCTGTAGTAAAATTTAAATTAGCTTGTTTACCAATTGTTGAAAAAAAAGTGTAGGATGGATCTTTTATAACTCCAAATAATTCTTCTTGCCATTCGTTTACTTTTTTATTTTTTAAAATAGCATCGTCTACTTTTATCTCTGCTAAATCTGTTTTAGATATATTACTTTCAGGCAAATCATAAGGACTTACTTCATCTGCTGCTATTTTTTTAGCATAAGATTGAGTAGCGTTGTCTGCTTCATCAATAAGTTTTACAAGTTCTTTTCTAGTTGAATATATATTTTCCGCAGCTTCGTTTTTAAATTTTAAAATTTCCTCTGGTGTTGCTTTTCTTCCCACCTTTTCAATTTGTTCAATTTGTTCATTTACATATTTTCTTCTTGCTGTCTTAATACTTCCCTCAATATATTTTCTTTTACTTCGTTTAAACATTTCATCGGTTGTTTTAAAATCTGTTAAAAATTTTAAACCTTTTTGTTCGTATTTTTGATAGACGGTTGTCATATATCTACCAAAGTTTTCTCCAATTTTTTTTAGGGTGTCTTCATTTTTTCCTAATAAAAATGATTTAGCACTCATATTATCTATACCAAGACGAAAGTCTCTTACTGAATCTAATAATTTTTTAGCAGGGTCTTTAACAGATTTATCACTCATCTCTTCAATGATATTTTTTAATTGTGTTAGATCTTTTGTTTGACGATAGTCTTCTGGTTTAAATATACCCTCTCTTCTAACTTTTTCTGTAAACTCTCTTAAACCAACTCCTTCACCACCAACGTTTTTATTTTTTGTTAAAAGATTATTTTGTAGTTTAGTTAAGTCTTCAATCGCTTCATCATTATTTGCTTTTAAAAGTCTGTCATCTAATTCTTTAAGTTTTCTAATGTCAGTTAATTTTTCAACAGCACTTTCTCTAACACCATCTTTTAAAAGTCTTTCTGATTCAAGACTATCTGGTTTTAAAATTTGTTGTAGTTTTTCTTTAAATAGTTCTCGTTTTTGATCTGTTGATTTTAATTTATATCTACCTGTAATAAATTTATCTACAACTTCATCACTAACATTTTTTATTGCTGTATCTAATTCTTTTTTAGAATTGTCAGCGGCTGCAATAGCAGCTTTTCTTTGACCTGAAAAAAATTCTTTTATTTCAAATGTAGATTTACCTAAAAAATTTTCTGGTCTAAAACCATATTCAGGTCCAAATCTTTGCATATCTCTGCCAATCGCAGTTTTTGCAAATTCATCTAAAGGTTCTACCTCAACACCTCTTAATTTTTGTATACCTTTTCCAGCACCAACCAAAGCTAAATTAAATAATGCACCTTCTGTTCCAAACTTTAATCTATTTTTTAATCTTCTTAATGCATCTTCTCTGCCTTGTTTATCCTCACGATCTAACATAGTTATAGCAAAAGGTTCTAACTTAGTTCCTTTAACTATATCTGCGAATGTTCCTATATCTTCATCTGTGACTAACGCTTCACCAACACCCGCACCAATAATACCTCGTCCAGTTGGACTCATTATCTTTGCACCTATTCTAGATAAACTTAAAACTTTTCCCGCTTGTTTTGCAGCAACTGCTTTTTTTGCTAAACTCTCAGCAGTTTTAGTTGCAAGAGATACACCTATTCTTGCGCCAGCATAAGCGGGTAAACCTATTTGAGTTAATGCTTGAGTTATTTTACCAACAGTTCTAGCTTCAGCCTCATCATCAAAAGGGTTTACGTTATCAAACCATTCTTCAACATCTCTTGCTAAATTAGTATCTGCTGTTAAATCGTATATTTCTGCCCCTAATGAAACAATACCTTTTGGTATATTCCATAAACCAGTTGCAACACCAGCTAGTGCAGATTCAAAAAAACCTACTTCTTCTGTATCTTTTTCTTTTTTTTCTTTTTTATTAATTTCTTCAAGAGATACAGATGGTCCAAACTTTATTGCCATGAAACCTCCTAGTCTATTATTAATTCTCTAACTTCGCCGTCTTTTTGACCCTGATAAAGTTTACCTTCTTTATCATAGTAGTATTGACCTTCTTTTGGTTCTTTTGGTAATAAACTAAATCTATAATCTTCTATCCCTGATGCCATTATCTTACCAGAAGCTCTGTTTGCAGCTGCATCGCTTAAACCTTCATTTTCTAAAACACCAGTTACCGCTTGTCTTCTTTCTTCACTTAATCTAGCACTAGTAGCACCACCACTTCTAACAGCTATATCTAAAGCTTCTTTTCTAGTTAATTCAGGATTAGCTGCCATAATATCATCTATAGCTTTTCCTATGCTTCCTGGATCCATTTTTTTCAAAGCAGCCTGAGCACCAAGTGCAGCTACTTCTCTTTCAGCTGCTCTTTGATCTGATAATGCTTTTCCAAAAGTTGATATTGCTGGGGACGCTGCTCTACCTATAGCTCCAGTTAAATCACCACCAGGTTGTCCTAAAAGATTAGCACCAAATTGTGCAAGTGCTAAAAATTTTTGTTTTCTTGCATTATCATCTTCTGAGCCTAAAGCTGTTTTAAACATGTCTATGTAATCTTTTACTACTTCAGTATCTGATTGACGTTTATCACCAGTGCCAGTTTTACTACCTTCTGTATTTAATTTTATCTGTGTGCTGGTATCTTTATCCGCTATCTTTACATCTGGAAATAAATTTAACCCTGCATCTTTTGCAATTTTTTTCTGTTCTTTTTGTTTAGCTTCAAAATCAGTTCCACCAAGTTTTCCTTTTTTAAATAACTCAAAAGATTTTTCAGGTTGTTCTGTAAGAAATTTCATTATGCCTTCATCTTTTACATCTATTGGTGCTGTTATTTCTCCATAGCCACCAATGTCTTCCATCGAAGGTTCTTCTCCTGGAAAATATTGACTTTTAAATTTATCAAACTCTCCTCTAATAAAGTCATCTGTAAACAATGTTGTTCTAGGTTTTTCTAACTTTACGCCAGCAATTGTTTCTTCTAATGATGGTCCACCATTTTGATATCCAGGTCTAACAGACATAATACCATCATCACTTCGACCCCCCATTCTAAACATAGGTCTTTTTAAAATACGGTTCATCATATTATCTCAATGCTCCGAATATTCCTGCTAAACTTGTACCTAATCCTAATGCAGTTTGTAATGGAGATGCTGCTGGTGTTGATTGAAATTGATATTGTGCAGGGTAACCACCCATTAATCCAGTTACACCTTGACCAAAGAATCCTAATCTCTCTAATGGTTCATAGGCCGCGGTTCTTGCTCCTTGTCTTTGTGCATCTAATATCGCTTGTCTTTGTGCTTGTTGTGCTGCACCTACTTGACCAAGAGTTGAAACATCTGCTCTTTGTAATGCTGGAACTTGTTGTGCTAAACCAGTTTGAAACTGACCTAAACCTAATTGTGCAGATCCTAAACCTGATTGCGCTTGAGCTAAACCAAATCTATTTTGAATATCTTGTTGTCTAGCTGCTTGTGCTTGTTGAAAACCTTGTTGTCTTAATTGTGCTTCTAATGCTGCTCTATCTCTTCCAGACTGAGATTGAAACTCAGATAATTGTACACCAGTTCTACCTGCTCCAAGGGCCCCGATTTGTGCTGCTTGGTCCCTGATGTTTTGTTCGTTAATAGCTTGTTGTCTATCAAACTCAGCTAATGTTGTATCAATAACTTGTTGTTGAAAGGGTGATGTAAAAGATGCTGTTTGTGCTGCTGTAGGTGCTCCTGTTAAACCAGCAATACCTGTTAAAGTTGTTCCAACATCTCCTAATCTTTGACCAGCAGCTGTAGCTTGTTGTTGTGCGGCTTGTATAAAAGGTGCAAAAGACCCAACACCAGTTCCTGCTAATGTTGCAGCTCTGGTTTGTAAGGCATCCTGTGCTGCTACTTGTGGTGCAAATTTAGAAGTATCTATCGGTATAGCAGTTGTAGCTGTTAACTGCTTTGCATAATCTTTACCAAGATCTTCTATAAACTGTGCGGGTAAATTTCTAGTTTCTGTTACTGCCATTATACTCTACTCTCCAAATCTTTCATAAGGTTATACATCTTATCTGCGCCTTTATCAACACTTCCTCCACCTGCTGCTCTTACAGCATCAGCGGTCATTACAAATTCATTTTTACTTAATCTAGCGGGTACATCGTCAGCCTTTTCTTTAGCACCCATAGGCACAAATCCACCACCTCTAAGGTCCATTTCCATACCTCCAAGGTCCATGATCCCTCCTTCAGCTTTCTTGTTTAATTGTCTTAAATATCTTTTATAATCTTCTTCAGTTTCAAAATCACTTCTTTTTAATTTACCCATATCTGATGGTAATACTCCGCCTTCACCATCTTTCATTTTTTTAGGTAATGCACCTGCTTCATCAGATACATACATTTGTGGGACATTTTCTTTGTTCATGGCTAATGATCCAACCTCACCACCTTCTTCTTTGCCTATTCTTCCACCATCTGCAGCATAAGCACCTGTAAACTCTGCGCCAGGTAAGAATCTAAATTCAGAATCTTGTAATTTTGCACGTCTAATTATATCTGCAATATTTAATCCCTCACCCCTATCAACTTTACTTAAATCAAATTCTTCTTCATCCTCTGCTTCTTTAGCAGCTAGTAATCCACCAAGACCTGATATACCACCAATAGTTGCTAATTTGCCAAGACCTGTAAGTCCCATAGTACCACCACCTTTTGTTAAACCTAATTTACCCAATAAACCAGTTGTTCCCTGCACACCTTGACTTCCAAATAAAGCACTTTTCCCTGCAGAGAGTATACCATTGTTTCCTAAAAATTTACCTCTACCCAAGGATCTTAAAAAAGGATTTTTTGCTGCTGATCCGAATGTGGTGGGAAAAGATTTTGCCATTAATGGGCCACCATAATATATTGCAGCAGCTGTCAATGCAGCTTTACCTATAGGACTTTTAACAACTTTTTTAACCGTCTTAGCAGCTTTTTTAAAAATTTTTTTAAAAAAATATGATTTAATACCAGTGCCATTAACGTCTTCACCAGCACCACCTATGGACTTTAAAAGTGCAGCTTCCTCTGGATTAATATATGCTAAAGACTCACCAGGAGGAGCCATTCTTTTAGCATCCTCTAAGGTTATAATTCCGCCTTTTTCTCGAAGTTGTCTTTCCATTTGTGATCTTGAAATTGCCATAGTTTGCTATCTTATTTTGTTTCTCCAAATAAATCAAGGCTAGGCATTATCACCCTAACATCTTTTCTTATGTCAGATTCTGGTATACCTTTGGCTTTCCACTCAGAATCATCCTTATATTCCTCGCCTGTTTTCATATTAGTTATTGTTGTTATTACTTCTTTTGGTTCTATTATTGGTAGATCTTTCATTACGTTGTTACCTCTCGCGGCTGTATTTCTAATATAGAAGCTATGACGTGCAGCTCGTTCGCGTCAGCAGCTTGTACTTTTAGTATCTCACCCTCCTCCATTACAAGAGGTTGAGATAAAAGTTCTGTGGTTGCTTTAGATGCTATGGCTTTATCTTTAAATAAATTAAATATAGCACTACTAGCATTTACTAAAGTTATAGTTATTGTGCTCCCTGATCCAGCGTCCTCGGACACTAACAATGATTTTACAACAGCTGTTTTGAAACTAGGCACCGTATATAGTGTAGTTAGATCTGTTGTCGTTAAATCTACTTTTTTATTTATAAAATTATTAGCCATTAATTTAAAAAGAAGTTAAATGCTTCTACCTCCTGTTTTAATTCTTCTTGAAACGTTGTATTTAATTTTTCAACAATAGCATCAAGATCTCTTACTTGAGCTTCTGCTGTAAACAAATCGTAATCTTTACTTGGTCTTGTTAATACTTGTACTATCTTAGCCATTATCTACCAAATTCTCCTCCTCTTTCTCCTTGATCAAATCCAGCGCTTGACGAAGACCCTGATCCTGAAGTGCCTCCACCACCTCTTGTTCCAATATTACCTCTACCTCTGTCTGGTATGCCAGTGTTGCTAGTTGGTCCATCAAAATCTCCTCTATCAATTCTAGCTTGAAGATCTCTTACTTGATCTCTATTAATTGCACCTAAAGTTTGTTTATTTAATCTTCCAAATATATCTTTGTATGGATCTCTAATATTTTCAAATAATTGTCCTAAAGTTCTTCCAATTATAGCTCCAGGTAAACCAGCTATTGTTCCTCCAATTATTCCTGGAGTGCTTATGAATCCTGTTAAATCAGATAAAGATGTAATTCCTAAATTATTTGTTCTATCAATATCGTCTTCATTATTTTGATCACCTCTCATCATAAAAGCCGTAGGCGAAGCTTGATTTAAAGCTGCTTGATTTAAAGCTGCTCTGTTTCTATCAATAATGCTTTCAATTCCAGTAGCATTAAGATTAGACCCAAAAGACGGATCAGCTAATCTAAATCTTTCTTGAGGTATAAATGACAAACCTCTGTTGTATATTTCTTGATCTGCTAAATTATAAAAAGGTATCATTATCTTCTTCCATCTGGTTGTATATCTAACCTAAAAGTTCCTAATTTCCAACTCTGATTAGTTGTTGTATTTGCTATCTTTAATGCAATGGCTCTTGCTCTTGCACGTGTGTCTACTTTTTTTGTGCTAGATGTTACATCAAACGGTCCTAATAAAGAACCTGTTTGTGAATCATTTGGAAAATCCCTTAAATTTAATGTAACTCTAGTTGAACCTGTTTGAGATATAAAATCAGGAACAAATCTTCTTATCTTCATTATAAATTCTCCATCACCTCTAATATCAGCTATTCCAGTTTGTTGGTTGCCAACTATTCTTTGAGTAATATCAAAGTCTCCTGATTCAATACTTGCAACAATCGCGGTTGTTGTACCACCTTGAACTTGATCTGTCCCTGTTTCGTGTTCATAGTATATTGTTCTACCCTCTGTGTTGCCTACAACATCAAACGATGAATCATTACCTGCAGTATATTCTGTTGCATGTGGTTTACCAAATACCGCAGAATCCTCCCACATAGTTCTAGCTAATGTTCCAACGGTCCAAACTGGTCGTTGTGGCGATGAATCAAAATAATTATAAGTAACTTGTTTATTGACAACTGAAGATCCTGTTGTTGGATAAAACCATACAACCTCTCCAAATAAATTATTTAATCCTGCTGATACCATCTGATTACCAGATTCTAAATTTATATTGTCATAAACAAAATCTTCTACTAAACATGGTAATGATTCTAGTTTACCAGCGTATCTAAAGAAACCATTCTCTGACATCCAATAAGCAGCACCATCAACCTCTACACATGCATTCTGTCCAACAAGTCCACAGTTAGTTCCTGCTTGTGCAAATGCAAAAGTAAAAGGAGATCCAACAAAACGTTGAGTAAATAATGCGGTATCAGTCCAAACATAGATAGCATCTCTACCTCTAATTGCTCCTCTGATTTGTGATCCATCGGCTAGTCTTTGTGTTCCAGCTGTATTAGTTGCTGTAGGTGTATATGTATTTATATCCTCTTGGTCAGAAAATCTAATAAACATATCGTCTTGTGTTGTTGGTGTTCCAATCGTTGTCTCTGTTCCATAAAATACTAAGTGTCTATCAGGAGTAGATACTAACATATGTCTTGATGCTGTAGGTGCTCCAGATATAATTGTGGCTCTAATATTTTCTGCTCCTGTTGCTGCAGAGTCCCAAGAAAAAACAGCACTATCGTGAATTAAACAAATAGCTTTGTCACCAAAATTATCTAGTGACCACATACCTGGTTCTAAAACTAAATCACCTGATGCAGCTTCTCCCCATGCTACAAAGTTTGTTGTGCTTGTAACTGTTGCACCACCACTATGTGCAGCTTTTGTTGTACCTCTTACTTCTCTAGTTACACCTGTAAGTTCATTACCGGATATACCTGTATAAGATATTTCTTCATTATTTATTTTTATAAAGTTTGTCCCGGTATCAGGAAATTGTGATACATCTCCTAATATAATACCTGTTGTTGCGGTGTCTATAATACCATTTGTTAATGTTGTTGTGGGTTCTCCTGCTACTTCACCACCCCAAGAGCCAAGAGACCAACCAAAACCTTTTGCTTGTACAGCTGGTCCTACAGGGTAGTAATGTTGTACTCTAACACCGCCTGATGTTGTTGCACCAGATCCTGTTTCATTTGATGGCATTGTAATTGTAATAGTTGTGCTTGTAGGCACAGTCGTTACCATAAATTTTTTATCATCAAAATCTGCCGCTGCAAAATTAGAATTAGTTATTGCACTAAAATTATCTAATAATACTATGTCTTGTTCAGATATACCGTGATCTCCACTGAAAGTTATTGTAATAGTTGGTGATCCGTTAGTAGTGCTAAATGCACTTGTAAGAGTTGTTGTAGTTTTAATAGGATGTATATCATAAAATACACCACCAGAGTATGCATATAAAATCCTGTTTGTGCCTATAATTGCATATTTTCTAGCTTTACTATTTACAAAATGGTGAAGTCCCCTACCTGCACCAGTAAGAGCATCATCTCCTAATTGCTTCCAACCACCTATTTTTTCAGGGGTGCCATATCTAAATCTAACATTATCACAATCTATCCACTGTGATTCTGCTCCAGTAGCTGTAACTTGTTTATTTATACCTGGTTGAAAACCTATTTTTTGTAGCATAATAATCCTATAATAGTCAGGCAGGAGATGGTGTGGTGGTGTATCTCCCGCCAGATTATTATTCTACTATATTATTTTGGTAATTTAAAGCCTTTAAACCATGAAGGTAGCCCTATAAATGGTCTCGTATCAAACTCATTTTCTTTAGCCATCTTAGAGCCTTTTTTATTGTAATGACAAAATACTTGACCACATTGGTCACCTTTAAACTCTTCTCTCCAATGTTCTAGATCACATCCAGAATATATAAGCATATCACCTGGATCTAATTTAACTTTGACACCAGCTTGTTTTTCTTTACCTGTTGGATCTAAATATATAGGCCACTCATCGCCACCAAGATTAAGTGTCGTAGATATTTCACAACTAAATCTATCTTTGTGTCTAGCTAAGACATCGCCTTGTTTATATATTCTAGCATAAGTATATGTCTCACATAATTTTAAACCCGTATGTTTTTCCATAGTAGGTTTTACTTTTTGTGATAAAGTTTCCATAACTATATCTGCATAATGTGAGTATGTATTTGGAATTTGTTCATCTGTCCAAACCCCCCATTCTTCTGTAAAAGGAGATATATATCTTTGATCAAACAAAAATCTCGCAACCTTTCTTTTATTTAAAAAATAAGCATAACAAAAATCGGCCATTTCTTTGCTAACTGCTTTTTTTAATACTGTATATTTATTTTTTTTGAATGACATTTAATACTCCTTTCGGTATTGCTTGACAGTTCCAATGTATAAACCTAAATGGTTCATATCCTAAATCCACACTATATAAATGAGGCATATAAGATGGGAAAAATATCATACGACCAGGTTTAACTTTAAAATGTATTTGTGAAGTTGCGGTTGTAACTTTTGTTTTATCCTTTTCAGGTAAAAGATTCATCATATTACCTGCTCTTGGATCTTCAAAAACTGGCATAGATGTTCTTTCGCTACATTTCAAAAAATAAAATCCAGATATATGTCCATTCCAATGTGTATGTAAAGTATGGTGTCCGCCACCTTTTTTAGCAAATTCTTGAACCCACATCTCTGTTGTAAATATTTGATAGTCTTTTAAATCAAAACCCATCTCAATTAATAAATTGTGTGCTGTTGCACCAACGTATTTTGTTAATTCATTAAATTTAGGGTCACCTATTAAAGTTGTAGAATGAAATACTTGCCCTGCATCTCCTTTATCACCAAATTTTTTATTTCTTTCATCAATTGTTTTTTTTAAATTTTTTTGAGATTTTTTAATATAAGGATCAGAGGCTTTATTTAATTTATTTACAAACTTAGGTTCATCTGCCCACCAAATAGGACAAGGAAAGTAATGCTCTAAATTTAATTTATTTGGAAAAGTCATAGTTATTTCGTGTACCAACAAGGTATTGTATATCTCTCTCCTTTTGTAATATTGTTTACACCATGTTTAATTTTATTTCCACTAAATAATATCATTAATCCTCTTTTAGGTTTTATTTTAATATTATTAATTATAGTCTCTCCCCCTTCAAAATTATCATTTAAATAAATAATACTAGTATAATAATGATTTTTAAAATCTAAGTGAATACCTTGATTAGAATTTTCTAACCATTTTACAATTTGAAAATAATTAACAAACCCTTTGTTATTTATTTTTTTAACAGCAGAATCAAGACGACCATTTAATTTTTTAGCTTTATAAGTAAAATTTGTATGAGTATTTGAAAAAGGATAAACAGTAATAACTTGAGTTTTTCTATGGCTAAAAGTTCTGTCATCATTTTCTGGATTAAAAAATTGAGAGTGTTTGTCTATAAAATATTTACATTCCATAGGTTTTAAAAAATTTTTATATTCATAAATTTTAGGTGTCATTGAAATGGATATCCTAAATTCCATATAACTAAACTATGTCTTGATCCTTTTGTAACAGGACATACTCTATGCCACACAAAAGATGGAAAAACAATAACAGATCCTTTTGGTAGTATTTCTTTACATTTTCTAATATTTCTTTTTTTATCTGGGTCCATATTTCTAAAATCAAACTCTAATTCACCACCTTTATATTCTTTAGGATCAGACAAAGAAACAGTTACAGATAATTTTCTTATTTTACCATTAGAAGGATCTCGTGTATCTTGTGTTTGATAAGGTTTATCCCAACTATCACAATGCCAATCATAATATTGACCTTTGTTATATTTTGTAAATTGACAAGATTCTGAATAGTCCCAATTAAAATTCCAACCAGCCATTTTATTTGCTTTATGAATGTAAGGTTGTATTTCTTTATAAATCCATCTATCATTCATCCAAACAATATTAGAATCTCTTTTTTGTTTTAAATCTTTAATTTGTTTTTTATTTAATTTTTTTGGATCATCTCCGAATCCACCCGTGATAGCCATTTGATCAGATAAAGTTTTACCATATCTTACAATATCATCACAAACCTTATGAGGTATTACTCCCGTAAAATAATAATAATAATTAACTAAATTCATCTTTTTACTTTCATCTCCACTATCATTTTTTTACCAAATTAAAATTAATAATCAACCTTTTATTTGTTTTTCTAGGATGATTGGCTGCATGCATTATACTTCCATCAAAATAAAGAACTCTGCCTTTTTTTGGACTTATTCTCTTAGTTGTTTTTCCTATTTTTAAATAAGTATCCCCATCACTGTCATTTACATAATATATCATAACCTTATGTGGATCTTTATGATCTACATGAAGTACATTATGTTTTTTTATTGTATTAGTTTTAAATTTTAAATTAGCCTTACATCTTATAATACTAGTTTTTTCCATGTTTAATTCATCTAATAAATCAATAATTATATTTGTATGAGTTGAATTTACTTTTCCTTCATCTACAAATTTGTGAGTTAATTGAAATTCATTAAAACTATCTTTAGTTATTTTTTTATATTTTTTTGCAACAAAATTACCTAATGAATTATTATTGTAATACCATGGAAAATTATCGTGCAAAAAATATTCTTCAATTTTATTCTGAAGTACTTTGGATACCTTATTATCTATGACTTTCACAGATTAACTTATAACAAAATTTCCTGATACTGTAAAGGTTGCTACTTTGTCCGTAGAAGGTCCTGGAACACACGCTATGCTATTTGTACCAGGTGTAACACTAGCCGATATGCCTCCTGGAAATCTTACTAATACAGTTCCTGATCCACCAGTATGACCACCAGCGTCACCGCCACCACCACCGCCACCACCACCAGTGTTAGCTGTTCCCGATGATCCTGCGTTGTAATTTGGACCTCCACCACCAGTTCCACATGGTCTTCCTGCAGTTCCATGACCACCGCCTCCAGGTCCTCCAGCTCCAGCTGGTCCTGCTTGTGCATAAGGGATGTTGTTAGGTCCACCACCTCCACCGCCACCACCACCGGCTCTTAATGTACAGTCACCTGGCCATGCATTAGATCCTGCTCCACCAGCTCCACCTGTGTCTGCAGGTGAAACATCAGCTCCAGCTCCACCAGCTCCACCACCTCCACCACCACCATCACCAGTGCTACCAGGTGCGTCTCCTCCTGGATTACCTTGAGGTGGACTTACAGGAGGTGTATTACCTGCTGCTCCACATTTTCTTGATCCTTGACAAGCTCCACCACCACCTGATCCACCGGCTTGAGCTGCTTTTTTGTAATTGGCAGGAAAAGGTCCTGTTCCCGGCTGTCCACAAAAACCATCAGCACCTGATCCACCACCTGCTGATATTAATTCTAAAGTTCCACAAGCATCAAAACTTGATAAGCTTCCTAACGCACCTGGTGCAGGAGTATTACCAGTTGCTCCACCACCACCTATGACAACTGCAAATGTTCCGGGTGCAAATAAATCAACTGAAGTGTGTCTATAACCTCCAGCACCACCTCCACCACCAGCAGTATAGTTTGGAGAAGCAGCAAAACCTCCACCACCTCCACCAGCGATTACTAGATAATTTAATGTGAAGGATGGTTTAGGCCATGTTCCTTCAGACTGAGCACTAAATTGACTTTGCATTGACCACACACCACTTGCTTTATTTAATTCTTTTACTACTACTATTCCTGAGCCACCTGTTCCTGCTGCAGTATTACTTGGCCCTCCACCTGAACCACCACCGCCGCCTCCAGTGTTTGCTGTGCCTGCTGTTCCTGCTGTTCCAGTGCTTCCTGGGCCAGGTCTATTTCCACCAGCACCACCGCCACCTGGGCCACCAGCACCACCTGTGCCCGGTGCTTCTGCACCTGCTCCACCACCACCAGCATAAGTAACACATGAACCTGTAATATTATTTGCTAAACCATTTCCACCAGCACCACCATTAACATCATTAGGAGAAGCTGCTCCTGTACCTCCGGCACCACCACCGCCACCTCTAGATCCAGTTCCACCATCATTTCCTTGGCCGACTATTCCTTCACCTTTACATTGACCTGTTCCAGAACCTCTTCCTCCACCACCAGAACCACCATCTTTCACACAATCAGGAGTATTTTGAAATACTCCTCCACCACCACCTGTTGCTGTTAAAACTGTGCATCCTATTGTTAAAGTTGAATTGTTTCCTTTAGCACCAAAACTTTGTGGACTTCCTGGGTTAGCTGAACCAGCGCCAATAACTGCTGCATAAGTGGTTGAACCACATACATTTACGCTTGTAGTGGAAAGCATGCCTCCTGCACCACCGCCACCACCAGCATCATTTCCACCTGATCCACCTGCAGCAACTACTAAAGTATCAATTACTTTAGTTCCTGCTTGTGTTGTGATATTTCCTGAAGAAGTTTTAGATGTAACAGTATTTTTTCCAAAAGAGGCTTTATTAGAAACCCCTAGTACGCCACCATTTGATGAGCCAGATTTACTTCTTGGCATTGTGTCCTCCTATGCGGACAC